AAAAATGATCTTGTCATATTCCCTATTTCTTGATATTCAACATTGAATGTAAATTCCCATCCAACCCACGCAATACCATCATGCTCAATGTCTGTCCTATATTTTGCACTAGATAATTCTAGCAACAGAACTCTTGGCAAATCCCTTGATATTTCTGCGATAGTATTTCTGTCTTGAAACTTGTTTCTCCACCGTTCCCCAAATGGGATTGCCAAAGACTCTATCTTTGATAATTTCCCGCCGTATGCTTCTCTTGGGCAGACAAGCAAATAACTCGTGATTTCCGCAAAGTTTTTCCACTCATTGTTGAATGCTATTTGGCGACATAGGAAATGCGGCGATAGATGCAAAACTCCCGGAACATTTGGCTTACCGCCCGGATTCTGTGCCCCGAGATATGAGTAGTTGACACCCTGAATGCTTCTCTCGTGTGTCGCTATTTTATCAATGATGTCTATTTCACTGAATGACATATATATGAATTACACAAAGAACTTATCCATCGCATGAATATCTTGTCAGATTGTAGCCATCTTAGCAACCTCGCTAGATGTAGCCGCACGATTGAGACAGAGCCAATGCATCAATGGGCCATCCCAGACAAGCGTGGGCGTAGTGATATTTGCACCGATAAGAGTCTGAGTAGCCGACAATGCCCCTGCCCAAGTGGCAAGTGTGGCAGACGTTCCTATAGAAGCACCATTGATATAGGCAGCAACAATATCTCCCGACACACTCCAAGTAATTGCAGTATGTAGCCAAGTCGTAACCGCAAAACTGGTTGTGGTGATTTGTTCTGAAACATTGTTGGCTTTGTAAATAAGGCTAAGTTGATTATTGGTCGCCGTTTTTTCAATCAAAATAAGATTTTGAAGGTCAGTGCGAAGTTGCATTGCAAAATGACGCAACCCATCTGTCCATATTCCCGCTGCTGATACTCTTAGCCATCCGCCCATTGTCCCCTCGGACGGATTGAACGCCGTTCTGAATCCCGCTGGCGGCTGCATGAAGTCATTTGCGCCGTCATACAGTGGGCAGGTCAGACCATCCCCGATACCTTCTTGTCCCAATGTTACGCCAGTATAGACTCCATTGTATCCATTGCCAGAATAATCCACTGCGACTGTTCCCGCCTCTTCGCTTCCGGGCCAATAGCCAATAAGCGAAGTTCCGAACATGGAAATGATTTTCTGGAGATGTGATTGGCGTGCAACGCCACCCCCAACGGATAGTTGTGATATTCCTCGCCTGATACGCCACTCCTCACGGAATTGTCCGATTGGCATTAGTTCAATCCACCACTACTAATACAGCGGCACTCTACGCCAGCAAACCCAGTTGTAACTTGCGTTGAATGCGCTCGGCGCGTCTGTCCCATTCGCCCGCGCCACAACCAATAGACTTGCATTGCCGACTCTCTGTGGCGGCAAGTCAATTGTGCTGAGACTTGGATATATCTTGTAGCCTAGAGTCTGTGATACCTGCCCAGTTGGGCCAAGAAAAAACTCATTGGCACTGGCGCTAACTTGAATATGAACCACATCGTCATTATTCAGTAGCGATAGACCAGAGTATGTTCCGAAAAACGTCTGCACAGCACTTGAATTCGTGGCGTTTATACTTGCACTATAGAACTCGTATCGGGTGTCTCCATAACTCATCGTAAGACTCCTTACATTGCCAATTTCTTGTGAAAGATTATGGCAAAACATTTACACTGCATTATACAAATTTGACTAATGCCTCGTTCTCCAGTTGCGAGATTGATGTCCAAGTTGTTCTCTCCAACGCAATCTCCTCAAAACAACTACCGTTCCAAGATTCGGCGCGGCGGGGAATATAATATCTACAACTTCCCATCCCTCATCGCTATCAATTGAATCTGGGAATATTGTCTGTATAATTTGTTGTAGTCCGCCCCACGCCTCATCACTCCCAAAACTTGACGGAGTGATAATATAAATGACATTGGGGGATGGGAACCCCTCATTTGTCCCGATTGAACTTGGGAAGATAATATAGTTGACATTGGGTACTCCCCAAGCCTCGTTGCTCCCCGTTGTGTCTGGGAAGACAGTGTAGTTGAGTTGCGGGCTTCCGAATGCCTCATTGCTCCCAATAGAATTTGCAAGGAGAATGAAGTTGACTAATGGACTCGGCCATCCCTCATCACCGCCCCAACTATCGGGAGAGATAGTCTGTGCGCCTGCACCCGCAACAGTCAAACTCCCCCATGCCTCATCGCTCCCAAATGAATTTGGGAAGACGATGAAGTTTACTTGATGTGTTCCCCACGCCTCATTGCTACCGAATGAGCTTGGGGAAATAATCTGTATGACACTTGGCTGTGACCATCCCTCATCGCTCCCAACCGAACTTGGGAGTATGTAGAACATCAGGGTTGATGTTCCGAATGCCTCATTACTGCCAATAGAACTTGGCAGGAGAATGAAGTTGACTTGTGGACTTTGCCAACCCTCATCGCTTCCAAAACTTCCGGGAGCGATGATATGTGCAATTATTAATGTGCCAAACGCCTCATTACTCCCAACCGAACTTGGGAAGAGGGTGAAATTTAACTGACTTGTTCCCCATGCCTCATCACTCCCAATGCTACTGGGGGATATTGTTTGATCGCCAGTTGGTGCAACGGGTACAACAGCATTGACATCTCGGTGTACCTGCCGTGGCGATAGTGGGCGATAGACCCAACGAGGCATGTCATGTCATCTCACGATAAATAATGTGTCCACTCCACGTATTAGCAGCAGGCGAGGCCGTAAATTGGAATGTGTAGAAATTCGTTGGCGCGAGAACTGGCCTCTCCTCTGGAACCGGCACATAAAGCAATCCATTCAGAACATTGAAGTTCCAGCGCATAATAGATGCACCAAAAGACCCAGTGCCGGTTGCAATCCCAATGGCATTTGTAATAGATGTCCCTGCCAGCAATGTTCCCGGATCATTTGGATTCAGTGGGACTCTCTCTGCAACATTCGGCAGTGTAGAGTTAGTTGTCCTACGGGTCAGTTCAAGCGTTTCCATCTGGGAGGTTGTGCTATCCTCCTCCCCAATCTCTACGCGGAGGAGTTCAATAGCCGTGGCGGATGGAGTGGCTATTTGAATCCACGGCGTTAGCCCAATCCCAGAAGCGCTTTTGACAATATAAGAGTATGTTCTTCCAGTTGCCATATTTGCCTACATTCTTGCAATGGTTGAGTAACTTGTTTTAAGAATACGAGATGCAGGAACGGGCGGGAATGTACTTGTTCCAGCAACCGTCCATGTGGCTATTAGGTCAGCCGCATTCGCCGCGTTATCTGTATAATCAGCCCAGTTCCACCAGGCCGAAACTGCCGCACTCCCATTTATGCATGTTACCCCGATGTCGCCCGAAAATCCTGCCCGATTGACAACAATCTGCATAGGCGTTACAAGTGATGGGCTAGTATGTGTGGTGGCATCTGCCCAACTATTGTCACTAACTGGACTTCCCGTGCGCGCATGATGGGCACTAATGCGGTGAACATCGGCATTGAGAAAGTCTGTCGGCGTATCTATATTGAAAAAGTCCCATGCCAAAGTGTGTCCAGCATCAAAATCTGTTGACTGTTGCACGAGTGTAACAGTGGACGTGTTAATGGTTGCGCCTTGCGGAATGGCCGTCGAGCGCCAAATCCAACCACCATCCATGTTATTAATGGGTGTAGCCAAGTCACAGCCAATGTAGAAAGTTCCAAACGTTGCTTGAGACGGAAGAACCATCTCATCGTTATCCTCATTTGTAGAGCCACTCGCCCCGTCCTCGTTAGTCTCTGCAACCGTGAAAGTCGGGTCAAACACAATCGGCCCGGCGACCATTGAATTTAGGTCTGGTACGAGCGCACCGACAAGCAGATATGTATTACCGTCTGGGTCGCGCCAGACACGCTTGCGAAGCGTGCGCCAATCGCGGACATTGGTATGCAGGCCGATTGTATAGGCTTGGCTGTAAGCCTGTGAAATCGGCAAGAATCCGAGCAACCGATTTAGCGAGTCTTCAATGCGGATGGATGTGCCATCGGAGTCATCAAAATCGCCAGTGATGTCTTGTTGAATTGCGCCCTTGACCCAACGCGAGATGTCGCTTGCGTCAAGTCTGAAAACAAATCCAAAGTATGTCTCATTAGCAGGCGTTGAGGGTGGTGCATTGGCAACAATCCACTCCCGCGCTGCCTGACTGACAACAATCTCCTCTTTCATGTCACGCCCCGCGATACGCCAACGGATGTCAATGGGGCGCGTCGTTCCCCCTCCCAATGCCCAAATGCGATTCCATGTTGCCAATGCCGATAGTGGATATACGATTTGTGTTCCACTTGGGCCTATAGTTTTAGTTTGAGAAACCTGCGTTAGTCGTCCGCCTGTCCGCACATAGGCGGGCAATCCGCCAATATCCTGCCAATCGCGTGTCGGCCAATGTAGATAGCCAACACGAGTCAAGCGTGAGCGCAACCAATTCTGCCCACGTCGTCCACCAAACCCAACTACACCATCCAACCCCGCCAGCACGCCACTTCCGGGAATACCGAGTGCATAATGCCATCCATTTTGCGTAACAAGCCATCCATCAAGTTGTGCATTGTTTATACGTGTTGGCAATGCCGCAATCTCGCCATCATATATTCCAGAATCAAGCGCGGTTTCATAATGCAGGCGCGCAATGCTGGCATGTGTGTGAAATAGTCCTGTTGCATCATCGCGCCATGTCTTTGAACCTCTCCCCCGAAGAGTCTGTTGTTCAACCCACGCCATGACTATCGCCTATCAAAATACACCACGACTTGTTTCCACAACTTCTTTATTTGCCCCCCCATGCCAATTACTGCCTCATCAGATTCAATGGACTCTGCCTCAACGATGATGGGCGCGGGGAGAGTGGGCGCTACGGCGTTTTCTATGGCCGCCTTAGCCTCTGCAATCCTTCGTTCTGCATCTGCTTCCACACTTCTTCGGTTACGCCACTGTTGAACAACTTTTATTTGGCCCTTCGTGGCGTAGAATTGGTCATACAATTTCGCAGAATACAGATTCAATTCCTCAAGCGTCATTTCCTCAATGGGTTTATCCATATCAATTCCCTTCTCTTAGAGCATGAAAATTCTGCTTGCCCCTGCCGACCATTGAACCGTGATGTCACCACCGTTGGGCGAGGCCGGAATCCCGGTTGCCGTGTCAATCCACCCAATGAGCCTAGCTGTGCTTGGTGATCCAGTGTCCTGATAGATAACAATAGCACCAATGGCTGAGTTGGCTACAGCAGATACGGCAGATGCAGTATGGTCGTCAGCATCAGCGACTCCAGATGCAACGGTCTTGCCACCCAATGCAGTTTCCGACATCCGTATTCTTGCGGAGTCTGGAATCTGAGTCAGGAATGTAATGTCAGTTACCGCATTATATCCGTTAGTGCCCCCAGCCCCTCTTGAGATGAAGACAAGTCTTATCGTGTCCGTATCCCAATCCAGAGTCCCGTCCAAGAAACCTTGTCTACCCGACATAAATAAGGTATTTGCCATTGACTTTTACCTCGCTAGATGGTACAATAGACTTTATGAAAAAGAAAAGATGCGCTGGAATCTGCAAAATGGATTTGCCACTTTCTGAATTCCACAAGAACAGGGCAAGACATGATGGGCTTGATACTCGTTGTAAGTCCTGTAGTAGAAAACGTCGAGTTATTGTTTACCATCAGAATCCGGAGAAAGAAAAAAAGAAATCTGATGATTACCGTCGTTCCCATCTTGAACAATATCGCAAGTATTCTAGGAAAAGATACAAAACAGATAAATGGCAAGAGTACATGCGTAAATATGTGGCACAATGGCTTAAGACTGATAAGGGCAAAAAGAGCAATCGGGCCAAGCGCCGTCGCCGTCGTGAAAAAGAATGTTCGGCAAGTGGGCAATGCACAGATATACAACTCCAGGCCCGCATTAATTATTATGGGGGGAGATGCTGGATATGTGAAAAGCCCTATGAAGCTATTGACCATGTAAAACCAATCTCTAAAGGTGGAGCGGGTTATCCTGTAAATCTTCGGCCAATTTGTAGAAGTTGTAATTCAAAGAAGGGTGACACTTGGCCGTTTTCTCCATGATTCATTACTTATTTGTTCCCGCCCACTGAGTCCAAATAGTCCAGTAAAGAGTCGTATTTGTTCCTGCATCGCGGGTAAAATGCAACGTACTCGCGCTTCCGACTCTCATTGGGGGCAAGTCAAATACACTGCCTGCATCAGAGAGTCGCAAGCCAGTACCATTAGTTACCGTTGAATTCCACACCCTTGCATCTGCGCCCGTCGGTACAATCTGGACAAACACTACGTCTTGTTGATTCAGAAGACTCAATCCACCATTCGCGCCGAACAATGAATGCGCTGTGGCGGCACTGGTAGCCGTAGACCCAGATGCGAAAAGTTCAAAGTAGACACCACCGTAAGCCACTCAATTGCCTCTCAATCCAAAAGAAAAGGGCGGGCGGCTTGGGACGCCATACCCGCCCTTTCATTTCCCGTGATTTTTGACTAACCCCGAATTACCCCGGTGCGCCAGTTGAAGAACTTGCCGCAGTCTTCCACACACTCCCAGAAGTGCCATCAGAGTCATTCCAGTACATAGCACTCATACTTCCATCAGAACGCAAGAAGATTGACCCCGGCGATGCAGCATGAGTCGGGATATTCCGGCCTGTACCAACAGTTGGGGCACGAGTCCCATCCGTGATCCTGAAAGTTCCAGCATCGTTGGTAGTAACATTCACATTCATAGATGCGCCAACGGCAAGCAAGATTGCACCACCCGCAACTTGAGTCTGTGAGGCTTGCCCGAAAGTCACGCCACCGCTGAAGTTCAGAAGACCAGAAGCCGCGATATTCGCGCCACTGGGTAGGCTTAGATTCGCACCAGAGGCGATAGTCAACAATCCGCCAGCATCAACATTGATACTTCCACCACTGGCAACAGTTAGAACGCTTGCACCCTGTTCGCGGATAAGACGCCCACTATACGTTGTCATTTGTTTAGTCTCCTATCCGCCTAGCCACCCAACACATCGCTGTAGACCGTGACAGCCTTACGAGTGTCTTGGGTAATCGGGACATTGCGTGCACCCTGCAACATGAAGAGGACTGCCCCTCCACCCTGCGTTGTTCCGTCAAGGTCACGCACCAATCTGTACCAAGTGGCCGAAGAGTCAAGCGTGAACGAGCGCACATAAGTAATGCCTGAACCAGAAGCACCAGACTGGATTTCGGGGAACGATGCACCGAAACCTGCAAATGTGCCATTGCTTGTCCCAGACCGTTGTACGCTGAGGCTGATTCCGCCGTCAATACTTCCCGCAGAAAATATGACGGTTGCGAAATCATACCCAGCGAAGTTCGACGCCCCGGTTGACCCACTTCCGTTGGGCAGGCCGCTAACTGCTGTCCAGATTTTTATTGCTGAACCGTTTAGATTATCCATTTTGTCTCCTACCCACCGAGAACGTCAGAGAAGACAGTCGTATTGCCATTCTGTCCAATTGGGACGTTGCGCCCGTCTTTCAGAACAACCTCGATTGCCGTTGCGCCGGTAGACCCGCCGTTGCTGTTGTTGTACGAGATCATGTACCAGCACGCGCTAGAGTCTAGAGTCCATGAGCGCACACGAGTCCCCTTGAGAACTAGGTTATTGTAGGAAATGGATGCGCCGAAACTAGAGAACGTACCATCGCTTGTCCCACTACGCAACATCTCCACGATAAAGCCAGCAGCACTTGGCGCACTAGAACCAATCACAATCAGTTCGCCAGTTTCAAAACCGGCAAAGTTAGATGCGCCAGTTGACCCAGCGTAGTTGACGTTTGTGGGACTAAGCGCGTTGATATACTGAATTACAGAACCATTGCCACCGCGCATTTTCTTTTACTCCTGGGGGAGGGCTAGAAATAGCCCTCCCCATCGGTTTCGTTAGTTATTTTCCACTATTACGCGGAAATTTGGAGTGCGGCGAATGCCCACGGAGCGATAACCTGTCCACCCAACCGACGCCGAGCAAACAGAGCCACTTGGTTCTGTCCAGTAGTCGTGGTGTCCTCCACACGCTTCACGGTCATACCCACACGGTCAACGATGATATATCCATCCCGCCAACTGCCAAAGATGTCCACATACGCATTGGCCGCGATAGCATCCATGTTCTCGGACTCGAAAGCCGCATATCCGAGAAGACTCTGGGGTTGGCCTGCTGTCAATCCAGCCGCCCAGATATACCGACCATCGCCATCCTTCAACTTGCGAGTATCCCGAAGAGTCGTGCGCGCCAGAACGTGAACAGCATTGGCGCGATACTGTGCGGGCAAGGAGTACACAAGGTCAATGAACCCGTCAGCCGTCACCGCAGAGGCATTACCACTATTCACATCAGTTACGCCGGTAACAGGGGAGTTCTGCGCGCCGTTAGCACGATCACCCAACACACCGTAAGGCCGCCCAGCCCCAGTGCCAGTGAGAAATTGAGCATCCTCATCAACTGCCATCGCCTCAGCAAACAACCCACTCATAATTTCAAGCAGATTGAACGCAGAGTCTTCAAGCAGGTTCTGGGAGAGGTTAGTGCGGGCCATCACCGTATGCACGGGGATTCGCTTCATGCCAAAGGTCGGGTTGGTTTCAGCAACCGAGGCATTGGCAGGGGTTTCGTCAACCCACGTCACACGCACAGCCGAGGTGTAGACATTGTTCCCGCCTTCCAGAGTCGGCCACTCAACGGCATCCCGCGTGGTCGTCACAACACGCGCACGCCCGCGAACCACCGTCACACCCATCAACCGCTTGATGATTTCAGTGCGATAGTCCTCTGGCACAAGGAACCCGCCGAGGTCGTTGGAGGCCTCTTCAAGAGTAGCCTTGATTTCGCCAACAGTGCGCCCAGCATCAATTTCCGCCTTAATCATATCGGGGCGGAGAATGATATTCTTCGCAGAGGCGTGCAATAGCGCCGACTCGGTCGCACTCAGGCGATTCTCGCCAAAGCGAACATACTTCACAAACGCACCCATCTGATCGTGGCGTGCTTGATTGTAGTTGAACTTCGAGCCGTAGAGGTCGCTGATAACCGCTTTCGTGGCTGCATCAGTTTCGCCATACTTGAGGGTCACAAACGATTTCAGACCATCACCCTCGCCCTCGGCATTAGTTCCGTCCTCGAAAGGGGGACGAACAGGCTCTTTCGCCTTCGCCTCAAGTTCTGCGTTCTTCTTCTCAAGGTCTGCAACTTTGGTTTCCTGCGCGGTCTTCTCTTCGTCCGCACGGGCTTCAATTTGCGCCTTGAGGGTTTCGGCTTGCACCTTCAATTTCTTGGCCTCTTCCTGCTTGGCCTTAGCCTCATCGAACTTGCTTTCACCGATGAGTTTTTCCGCATCGTCCAAGAGCGCCTTAATGGATGCGCGGAGAGCTTCGAGTTTTTCCTTCATTTTCTCACTCCCTGATTTAGACTAATTCCATTTCCAGTCTGGTTTGTTCGACTTCCGCTAAGAGTCGGGCTTTCTCGGCCCCTTGACCCACATCGGTGTCTTGGACGCCAAACTTCTTTAACACACACTCAAAGTCGGTACACCCGACTTCTTGATACGCTGTTTTTAGAACATTCACAGATTGCAACCTGTGTTCAGCAGGTGTCACCGTGCCAGTTATCTCAACTACCGGCCAGCGTGCTATCCTTCCGTTGTCCTCAACCCTGCGAGACACTGGGAAGGTTTGCGTTGATGTCTTGAGGCGCTTTTCGGCTATGAGTTTCTTGACGCCACCCTCAACGAGTTTCTTGACATGCTCGGCATAATCTTTGGCCTTTTTCAGTTGAACTTCATACCACAGTCCAACATCATCCTTGACTAATGTATCTACTATGCCAACCACGGTCGTCTTGATAGTCTCATCTAGGCCATGATGATAAAGATATGGCAACTTGCCTACCGCATCAAAGATTGTGGTCAATTCCTCTGTGTCTTTATCAAAAAATTCACCCGTGAGGTCTTTTCTGCTTTCATCTCCCCACAGAACTGCATACCCGCCGATTCTGTCCTCGCCTAAAGCCTTGACAGACAAATCAATGTCTTTGTTCATCATTTCGTGATACACCTCCATGTCTGCATCGTCCCCCATATCCTCGGGTGGCGTATCATCTGGGATGTATTCAATCTTGACTTTATTGGGTTCGCCTAAAGTAATCTCGTATGTCTCGGCATCAATGCTGTATGAAACCTGATAGAGTCCTACTGGTGCTTTGATAATGGCAAAGTCAACAAATACATCTATCGGACAATAGGGCATGTCATATTCGTCATCTGCCCCAGTTGCTTCCATCATCTTGTCCTTGACAGACTGACGAACTTTTTGCTCTAGGTCAAAGAGTGAGATGGTTTTCTTTGCGCCCTCTTTGCTTTCCGGCCATTTCAAGCCTGCCTTTTTATAAAGGCGTTTCAGTTTTGAAAGAGCCTCCTCTTTCCCCGGCCCCGCATATTTGTTTCCACGATACCCAACCGTCAATGCGGCATGGGCAGCCCCGAGGAGGCGGGGGGAGAGTTTTCCATCTTTGTAAACTGGTAAGTGCTGTTTGCCATCTTCCTCAACTACAAGGAATTCTCTGTCTGGACGCTTTGTTGCCTTTATCTCTTCGCCAAAAAATTCAAAGGACTTGCCCTCTGCGGAATACAAAGCACGCATTTGGGCCATAGCCTTATCATGCGTAGGGTGGCATCCGTGGGACTTTCCCATCGGCTTACCATCATCCCCTTCTTTGTACACGCAATATTCTTTGTCTTTCTTGGCTATGATGTATGGCAACTTTGTATTCCGAGTTAAATGAAAACGCCCCACACTGATGCCGATGGCATACAATTGGGGCGCGAACGAATGTCGCAGGTTATTCGGTTATGTCAATCAACTTACGACTTTATCACATATTTCCTGTTTGTCAAGGGGAGGATGCCACCACAAATTACTTGCACTTATTGGAATGTGCAGTTATTTTGTTACATGGGTAATGCGAGGTATTAGTCAAATTTGTACAGTATGTCTCGGAAAGATAATTAGCGAAATCGCTAATTTAGTTTTCTCTTTATCTTGCCTCGTGCCTGTTTGTCTATGTTAATCCCACTTTGTTCTGCTGTTCTTGCGCGATTCCACCCCTGTTCTGCAAACTCCTCCAATTTCACAATTTCAAGGAGTTCTGCATAATCCTCTCCGTTAGGCTTGCCCTTATAAATCTCTTCCCACTCATCATCAACCCGCTTAAGTTCGTCTCTCCAGCGATGCATGTTCATTGTTGTGCCTCTTTCACAAATCAAGATTGTTGTTATTCATATCTAATTCAACCGGCGGTAACACGTCAATATATACAACTCCAATGTGCTTTGCTAAACGTCCGGTTTGTATATTTCTATACAATATTCTGGTTCCATCACATCTTCTGCAAGTGCCATAATAATCCCATGCCCATTCCATCCCGGAAGAACACCAGCAAAATACTGTTTCCCAATTCTTATTCTCTTCTTCCACGCTTATGCCTCTTTCACAAAATAGTATTTCCCGTTGAATGGATCACGCATTCTGCGAACATACTTGTCTGCCATGTATTCATCTATCGCCTTACGTGCTCCCGGAAAATAATAATTCTCGAAACTATTTGCATATTCGTCAACGGCTATTACGCCACCAGCTGAAACTTTCGGATAGAATGCCTCAAGGCACAATTTGTAACTATCATGTAGATCACAGTCTAAATGGAGTAGTGCAATCTTGTCTCCCGTATAGAGTCCGAGACATTTATCAAACCACCCCTGAATGAGTGTAACATGAGTAGCCATCCATGCCTTTGGAATACCGAACCAGCCGAATGTATCTCGTAACATCCTTAGTGGACTCACACCCATTCTTTCTTCGGAATAGGTGTCGCCCTTGACAGTTGCACGAGGGCTATCATCCTCTTTTGTTGGTGCAGGCCATCCCTCAAAAGAATCAATTCCCCAGAGTCGCCTAGTGGGTTGCTCAACGCTAGTAATAGCAGATATATGGAGTAATGATTCGCCCCATCCGACGCCACATTCAACTATATCGCCCTCAATGTCTTTGACCGAATTCATGAGTCTGTGGAAGTACATAAACTTTGTCGTTGGCACAAATCCGAGAAGGGGAGCGATTGAAATTGCGTGTAATTGTTCCCACTTCTCAACGGGCCTTGATTCATAATTCCGAATCTTATCGCCAAGCGTGTCAAGCAAGGCATATCCAATCTTGAGAATGACTGGATATGACAATTTGTATGCCATCTCATCAAAAATCTCAAATTTCTCGGCACACTTCTTCCCGAATTCACCGAATAGTTTTGGCTCCTCACCACAAACGACACATCGGTTTGCATCTTCAGTGAGTACGGGAGACCTAATGTCAACGCTTTTCCACCCGTTCATATTCTCGGTTTCTTCGGGAATTACAATGGCAATCTTTCTGGCAAGTCAGCATAAATCCATCTTGACTTATCATAGAATGCCTCGTATTCCTCCACCAATCCACCCGCCCGGCATTTGGTCTTGAGATAATGCTGTCTTTCTGGCACATCGGAAATACGAGTCTGGAATGATTGGTCTGCCGAATGTCTTACCGCGCCACTCCCGTATGGGCCAGGAACAATATGGCGAGGATTCTTCTGGTATGCCATCGCCTCAGCATTGCTCATCTGGAAATTGCCATGCAGACTCTTCTTTGTGGTATGTGCCATTTCCTCGCAGTCTGCCGAGAATGCGCCGAGGGCATACTTCAAATCCCTCTTGGAGTCCATGTCCTCTGGGCCAATATAGTCAATAATCAATAGGTCAGGGTCGTCCCACGAAATCACATTCCGTATCTGATTGAAATATTTCCAACTGTAGACTCTCCCATAAGCATCTAACGCCTCAACCCACCCCTGATAGATGAATTGGCGAACTTTCTCATCGTGCCATGCGCCAATAGCATTTCCAGTGGAATCGTAGATGGTAATTGGACTTCCATGTTCATCTAGCATTGCTGGTTGCGCCCTACAGACTCCAGAATTGACCTCGTTGAGTGTTAAATGAGTCAATCCAAGCAAGAGTCGTGAGGCAACTTGCTGTTGATTCTCCTTTGAGATAAATGTCACTCGGTGCTGTTGCTCTACAGCATCACAGCCAAGAGAATATCCCGTCGTCGTCTTGCCGCGCCCCGACTCCCCAATCCAGACAGTCCACCATCCCGCCCGATGTCCGCCACCGTCTCCAGCATTGCCCTCGGTCATCTTATTGAAGAATTTTAGTTTGCTTCTGAAAAGAACAGGTGGAACTATTGGCCCGCGATGGGCGGATGGGCGAGGATCATATGCCTTTGCGTGAATGGTGAGTGATTGCAACCTCTGTGCGAATACTGGCAACCACTGCGAGATTTCTTTATCTTTGTCGCTACGCAACTCCAATGCACGTCTTACAAGTTTGTCAACCTCGCCTTGAAGATAATGGTCACGAACTCTTTTGACTACATCCTCTGGTGGAACATCTCCTGTCCCATTTAAACTAAAAATGGACTTGACAGATTCGGAATCCTGTAATTTCCCAGATGCTCTCACCATCAGCGCCAAGAGATTGATTTTTTTCTTCTCTCTCAGCAACCCAACTGCGGCATCGTAAAGCACTCGCGCATCATTGTCTGGAATACCATCCGACTTCAATCCGAGATGCAATAGAGTCTCGGTATAGTTGTGCGATATGCTCGTGATGACCGCCTTGCTGATGTCGTCCATATTTAGAATTCCATTTGTTGAATGACTTTCGCGGGGACTGTTGGAACGACAACCATTGTAACAGGTTCTTCTGGATATGCAACCCGTCCCGTGTCTTTTTCCCATTCTTTAACCTCCGCGAGGTTCCAATGTGGCGGAGGTGTGTTCAGATAACTCAGATATTGTTCATAATACGGCGGATGTCCCCACATGACAACGTACATTGACTCTACTTTTCCACCGGAATAGTCAAATTTGCACAAACGTAGTGCTTGGATTGTCGCCCAAACAATATCTGGGTCTAGTGGCTTGTCGCCGTTCTTTGGATTACAGAGTCTTTTTGCTTCTGCGGCATAGCGACGAAAAAGGCGTTGGTCACTGAAATCGGAATGGCCCAACACCTCCGTATAGAATCTTAGTGCAAGTCTAGTTACTGGCCCTACTTTGCGAGGCATATTACATCTTTATCTAATCTGGTTGAAAGGATATTGAGAATGGACGAAATGTTACAAGCCACCAGCCAAGCCAAATATATTTGCAAATCTCATTCATTCCCCAATGAAAGTACAGGGGGACTGTCCACCAATAATTATGGGTGATTTTCATTGATATATTAGTCCTCATCCTTCCAGAACGGAAGATTCGGGTCGTACCATTCATCCCCTATAGAATTGTACTTCTTTGGAACAGTTACACCTATGTCCCAATGTTCTATGGGAGTCTTTGGCTTGCTGTTTGAGATGCGACGACTTATAGTTTCATCCCATACAATCGCCACAACAACACATACAAGAAGGAGCCAGCCAATCATGTCTGTTGCCTAAAATGTTCAGAAACAACAATTTCCCCGCATTTGTATAACCCGTCCTTGCTATCAGATATTGCAACCAGTTTTGGCCTGTTGGTTGAATTGTTAATCTCTGTAAGTATAAGCATTCTTATCGCCCAATACTGTCTGTAATTGTGCCACTGCTAATTTTGCGCGTCTCAATTCGTTTATCAGAACATCTCGTTCTTTTGACTCTGGAATCTTGTCAACCTTTAGTAAGGCGCGGAAGATGTCTTGGCGTATCTTATTGGCAGTATCAATCTCGGCGCTTTTTGGCTTTGCCATTTTGTGTCTTTCTAATAACAAGAAGCCTATTTCCGTTTTTACCAGCAACTCTAATCAATTCCCATTTACCAGTTCTTGCAAGTTGTTCTCCACGCCTTCTTGCCGTATTCCATCCACAATCCCATTGTGCCATCAACTGGCAAAGTGTAATGTCGCTTGACAACTGTGGTGGCAATACGTCCAAGTCGGCCCCCATCTCAGATATAATATCTTCAATGGTCAGTTCTGTCATTTGAACTCAGCAACGGAACTCTGCGAAATTGGAAGTATCATAAACTCGAATCCCGTTACCTCTCCATCGTCAATGTCAACGATTAGTCCGCCAACATCTGCGATGTCCTCATGGCTAACGACTCTGTGGGCATATTCCGTTTTCCATTGCCAGGCTGGAGTGATAAACGAATGGCAGGTATGTCCATAATCATTACAGGTTTCATGTACCTTGTGGTGAATGTGACTTCTAACCAGCACATCGGGCAGTTTTGTGTCTACACCCTTTCCCCTAGACACTAGGCCATCAAGTACAATCGTGCGTGTATATGACCTCAATTCGTTACCGTAAGTCCATATTCTCCTTCCAGAACTTGGGCCGTGATGGGCTATATTCATCTCCACGCCATAGACATTTAGCATGAGATGATACATGCTCCGAGTACCAACCATCTGTCCGTTAACCCTGTTGGATTTCAACTTCTGTGCTATTGATTCATCGCCTGTTCCAGATGGTTGAACATGGGCGGGTGTTCCCCTAACCACATAGGTCGCATTTGCTTTTTCTGTGTGCCTGACAAAAATATCTGTTGCGACTCTTGCTTGGTCAAATAGGGATTTTGACCATATCTGATTTGTGGCATGATGGTCTCCGTCAATCAGGTCGCCATTGAAAACAAGAATTGTCTTTCTTGACTTCGCTCGCCGCCACACAGAGGGCCAGAATTCCCTTTCCCAGAATTTCCATGCCTCTTTCTGGAGTCTGTTTGGCGTATATTCTCCTCCGTCATCCAGATACACTACTGGAGGGCACAACCCAACCGTCGAACCTACATGATGGTCTGAGGTTACGACGACCTGCGCTGATTTTTTCACTTATAAAAGTTCCCGACCAGGTATCCTCATCAGCCCAAGTTCATCCAATGATAGAACACTGGTATGGTACTGCTTATCGTGACGTTCCTCAACTACAAGACATTCCCCAATTACGGAGAAAATCTTTCTATGACAGTGTTTACATTCAACCCGACTACCCCCAGATGGGACTATGGTTGCCATATACCCGACTGTTTGAAACAACTTCTCCGCCAGAGAAGCAGCCCCCGACTCCTTCTGTGGCGGAGAGATGATAGATGCCGAAGATAGCATTATTGTCCTTTAGGCATAAATCGCTGTTGGATGACACTCCGTAATCTGACTTGCAATGCAGCGGCTTTTGCCTCTGGTACTTGCTCAAGATTGATGTCATTGTGCTCAAAAAGGTCAACAAGTGATTCTATCTCGGAATACGAGAGCGGTCTTTTCACAATCCACTTTATTGCCGCCACAATTGCAAACAGAACATCTAATACGTCGCTCATTTTCTTGTATATTCTCCGTTAGGTCAATAGTTACAGGGTACTAATGACATAATGTAATGTCTGGTGTGTCTTTGTCTTCTGGTGTTATGACTTTCAATTCAATGTCTCCGGCGAATACAACGCCTTTTACGCCAAGCGGACGAAAGACTTCATCCAGTATATGTTGCAACTCAAAAATTTCCATATGCGATACATCTTCTCTAACAATAACGGCAAGAACATCGCCATTCTTTAGCTGCAACTTATCTATTTCTATCTTTTCAATTTCCATTTAGAACCCCGCAATCCTTAGAACTTTCTCAACGCCACTTCTGAATATCTGGACTACTCCTTGCTCTACGTCATTCTTAATCCTTTCTATGTTGCGCCAATTACGCATTTTGTGGAACCATGTCTGCTTTACAACACCATGAACCCACGGCGCATAACTCGCCTTGTTCTCTACAACACCTTGAACGCCATCACCCCTTTCACTAACCATCCTATCCCACCGCAGATTCAGTTGTTCGCTTTCTCCGCGATTATACTTCTCATATTGAGTACCCCTGCCTCGGATGTAGTAGGGCGGAGGAGGAGCATTGGCTTCTGTTTCGTCAGGATAGACAGCCGCATTCGTCGCCACATATTTAGTGGCGTCGTGCATTCCTCCAAGCATAGCAGTTTTGCGAATCAAATCACCTGCCATTTTCAACCTCTTGGCGAGTTGGTCTGCCCCATCAATCTTGATGTCAATGACTACTGGCATGTTAATCTCTATGTTGCATAATATCACAATTTATTGTAAAATCAATGTGGGCTTGAGATGTCTTGCTAACATCTGACAAATCCGAAACCTGTATCGGAAGCCCCGTTATCCCCAACAGGCCATCATTAACAGGAATGGCGAAATGTCTTATCATGTCCCTAATACAACAATAATCTGTGAACAGTGCGGAAAAGAATTTTCATACTATAAGGTTGCATCTGTAAAGATGCGACATTTCTGTAGTTGTGAATGTCATGGCATTTCAATAAGAAGGGGATGGTCAAAAAAGGCTTGTGCCATATGCGGAAATGAATATATTTCAAAGAATTCAGACAAAAAGTATTGCAGAAGAACCGCATGTAGTATCGGATGTGCCATAAAATTAGCACGACTAGAGAATAAGGAAAAAATCAACGAGAAACTATTTTGGAATGAGGCTAGAAAGTCATTTCTTGTTGAAAATTATGCCCTTCTTGGGAAAAAATTATGTGCCGAGAAACTGGGATGTTCTGAAAAAGCCATAGGTGCACAAGTGCATAGGCTTGGATTGAGTCTTCCGCTAGATATTGCCCAAAAGAATAGAGCAGATGCACTTCGTGAACACCGAAGGGTAAACGGCCACCCAATGAAAAATCCAGAGATTGCAAGGCGAGGCCGCGAAACATGGCTCAAAAATGTCGGTGAGGTTGGACAAGAGGCTGAAAGGCAAAGACTCATAAAAATGTCCAGAGAAATTAGATTGAAAAAATCCTCAAAACTTCAAGAGTCCGTCAGGGATAAACTGCTCACCATAGGATTGGATTTTGAATATGAATTCATATTGAATGGGAATTTCATTGTTGATTTTGCATTCCCCAGTAAGAAATTTATTGTACAGATTGATGGATGTTACTGGCATGGGCATTCCTGTAGAAACAAAGAATTGACAAGTGGTCAAATTTCACAAATCAAGCGGGACGCCTCACAAGATAAATATTGCGAGGTATGTGGATGGATGGTTTTGAGAATATTTGAGTGTGAGATACACAGGGATTGGACATCATGTCTGGACAAAATATTTTCATGCTTGGGAAAGCCAGCACCTACACCCACTCTGGCACTTAAAATCCCCCGGAACGCGCTGTGATGTTGCGCTAAGATATTCAGAAAACGATTCATATAATCTTCCCGCCTCATCGTGGTATATTGGACAGTCCGTACAATGTTGTGCCTGTGGGTCAAGGAATGCCTTGATGGGCTTATTATTTTCTTTTGCATCTAGCCCAACACCCCAATTGTAAAGGTTCCAGTATTCCGTTGCATAGGATTCTACCCTAGATTCTACCGTGAATAAAACCGCCCTTAATGTTTCCTCGCCCGCGCCCGAAGAGATAGCAAGTAGAATGTCTGGATCATCAAATGCCCTCTGTAATTTGGTAGCAATGGCAGGAATAAGACTGGTGGCAAGATAGGTTTCATTGCTTCTAAGTGCCTCTGCCAACTTGTCTACCAATTCTGGCGATTGCCCATTATTGCCAACTGCAATGTCAATTGCGTTCGGCAGAGTTTTTCTGCCAAGCGCAATCAATAGAACTAATAGAATGGCGAGTCTTTCATCTGTAATGCGTTTACGACTTTCTGCATCTTTGGCATCTGCAAGACTTTTAGCAGTTTCATCCGTCCAATCCTCATAGGTCTCGGCTAATTCCCCCTGATAGGCATTTGTCGCTATAGTTTGCTTGTTTTTTCTACCCCTCCCGCCCCCGCGAGTATCCGAGAGTTTTGTGTTCTCAAACACTGTCTTGATTTCCGTTTCAGTCTTGTCACACTCCAGTAATCCGCCACGAATGGCATGATAGAGTCTTGGGGGCAGGACTTCGCTTTTGAATGAGTACAGACCGGGATTGCGCCCAGCAACAGACTCTTTTGTGGCAACCTTCCGCCAACGATTTAGTTCTGTGCGTATGCCCTCGTCAATGGCGGCTTGTGGCAATTCGGGTATATCCTTTGCCGCATCTGACAATTGATTGACTGGCGCATCAGATTCCGACATCGCCGCATTGGGTGAAGGGAGGCGTCTTGGTGATTTCGGATCGTTCCCCCCCTTGCCCCCCGGCGCAGTTCCCACAACAGAAAGTCCTTTTAGCGCAGAAACATAGGCAGGATCAGTCGCTAGTGGAACTGGCAAATTTCCAATCTCGTCATCCTCATACGGGGGTAACATCAAGTCCTGCCGCGCCTCATTGAACTTCTTGACTCGCCAGTAGACATTCCTCTCTTGCACGTTCAATGCACGGTCTTGTGTTCGGATGTCATCGAACTCATAAACCAAATCCTCGCCATAGAATCTGTGAAGTGCCTGTACGGAGATTTGTCCAGCAACGAGTCTGTGAGTCGGGTGGATAATGGTGTCTTGGAACATGCGGTATCTCTGCCTAAGTTCCGACTCTGTCTGCTTGCCATGTAATTCGTATCCTAGGAACACCACATCAATCTCGTCGCGGGTGAACTCTCTCTGCCCAATCAACTCCATTTCTTTTTGGGTGAGTCCAAGTGTGGTTGCCTTGACATCACCCGCCCGCGTGATAATTACCTTCTGTTCCTCCTCGAAGTCGTGGCGAATCTGTGCGCTTAGGGATATGAAATCCCGTTCCCCCGTTTCTTCTGGTAGCGATATGATGCTTCTCGGCATACCTCTACCAGAGACATATGTATCTCTCTGAAACTTTCCTGTTCCGATTTCGGTTTCCATTGCCAACAATGCGGCATTGAGGGGGACTTCGCCATCCAATAGAGTGAATGGATTGGGAAACTGAAAATGCACAACATATTCTGGGAGAATAATCTTGCTTTGTCCTGACAGCGTGGTGTATTGGTATCCACGAAGCATCTTCTCCTTGTCTGGAATGGGCTTGACTCTATCTGCCGGAATGGGCCAGATTTCAACAATCTCTTTCGCATTCCCCGCCGCTGGTGCTAAGAACCAATAGGCATTACCCTTCAATTGCATCCACTTGATAGTGTAAATCCACAGGAACGACAAATCCATCTTGTCGTTTGGCTTACGCAAAAGCAATTCAAATGGATGGTTCTTTATACTGTTGAGTTGTTCACCTTCTATTCGTTTGACTTCGCCATTTGCAGAGGAGAATGTATTGGCAAAGAGTCTGATGTCCGAGTATATCCAACTGACAGTAACCGCAATTCTGCGCTTTTGGTCATCTGCCAATTTGGTAAACGGGTCGCCGTCTGATACGTTTGACAGGAACATTGATACAAGTTGCCTGTCCTGTGTATCTAGTTGCTGAGTCTTCCATGTGTTTGCAGCGAAAGCCGCCCGCTGGATACCCCACTGCACTAATCCATCTATCAACCCAAGTTTTTTAGCCATTCCTCGTTGCCCCTTTGCTATTCCTCATAGCCTATCGGGTATTTGTACAAATTTGACTAATCCAGTGTCTTTCTAGGGAAGTCCATAGTCTTTCTTGTATTTCTCATTCTTTCTCATACATTCATCGCAGACAACATTCTCATTGTCCGACTCTCTTACAACCCCCATATTCCAACCATGCGATAGAACCCAGAAGTACCCATGCTTGATTCCAGTCCGTGTACTGTTTCGTGGCATCTGTCGCACACCACGGAAACACTTTTCAGTTTGTGGTGGTT